AGCAGGAATCTATCTCTTAAGGGAACTTCAGACTGCGAAGCATTATAAACAACTGCCCCCGTATTACGAACAGCCTGCCTCGACCCTTCCTGCATTTTTATTTTTACTTCCGGTCCGCGCCATTTTTTCCAGCCCATTACTTATTCACCTCCGGCACCAGCCACCGGGCATCGCATATAAGGCACAGCATTTCTCTTTTACCTTCCGGAGTATCCGGCCCGGTAACATCTGCAGTATCTTGGTGACCATTCGGGCATACATCATACGGACGCACTTCTTCCAATAAGTCTGGACGGCACAATCCATACATACCGCAATCTTTACCAATGCATTCTGTTTCCTGCTGGTTGAATATGCTCCACAGGGGACATTTCATTATTCTATAGCGACCTCCTTATGATGCGTTATTCCGATTCGCGGGTCGTCTATAGGATCTACACGAATCACGTTTGCCTCAGCCCTACTGTAGGGATGCGTCTGCTCTATTTCCCAGTAAACATCATCACCGCTATCATCTACAGGTGCATCTGGATACATGAAAACAATGGCTGAAACGGTTACTTCTTCACCTTTGTTATTTCTTACTATTTTCGTTCCCCACTGGAAAAGGCAGGGAATATTCATATGAGTAGCAACAGTAATCCAATCGCCTTCCACGTTCCGGCCCAACTGCCTTATTGTTGCCCGGTGGGTCATTAGTTTTTTATACATCGTATTCATTATCGTCATCCACCGTTCTGTGAGTAAGCGTAGTTCTCCGGTTAACCAGTCCGGAATCATCCAGCATAGCATCAACCAATCCCAGCTGTTCCGGAATAATCTTGCCCTGCTGACCGTGTTCTGTCACAGAAAACCGGCCCAGTGATACGGATGCCGCGCTTGGCGCCTGATCGTTATTTAGAGCCAGAAAAGCTACCATCCAGGCCACCCATTCCTTGACGATATCAGACTGGTAGTTTGCCAGGCCATCAGGATCCAGCTTCCACCCGTCATCATCGCGCTCATAATAACCAATCCGGGTATCCAGCAGCAGGCAGGCCCTTTTTAAGCGGGCTTCCGTTGCTTCGCTGGCATCACTACCGGTTATATTTTCATATTCTGTAGCCGTTAAATACATTTAACTCAGCTCCGGTTCCAGCAGATTAACTTCCGTGGGAATTTGGGCCTCCTTTAACCGCTCGGTTAATTCGGCCTTCGTGCCCCAGACAGGCAGATTGTTTGCTTTGGCAATTTCACGCAGCTGGGCCACCGTGGCTTCACTTTCTGCATTATCGGGCTTCGCTGGTTTTGTTTTTTTCGGCTTAGCGGCTTCGCCTTTACTCACTATCACGGCAAGGCCGGCTTTTTCCCACCGCCTGGCCATGATTTTATCCATGCTTACTACGTCACCGGGACGGAGCAGCCACTGGGTTGAGCCTTTCATTTTTACTCTCACTTTTGGCTTCTTAGGCATCTTATCACCAACTTTTTAATGATAGAGGGGACCACCAGGGCCCCCTCTTCTAATGTCTTTAGCTGCCGGATGCCATCAGGGCGGCGAATGGATAACGCTCGTCTTCGTCTTCCTGCATCCGGTTAACCGGGTTAGGAACCTGCCAGGCCAGGCGCATTACTGCACGCAGGCCAACCATGTCCTGCTGGGCGAAGTTATACAGGATATCTCCAGTAGTCTGGTCCTGAATAACCGCCTGATCGAGGATCTTCCAGGTGATATCCTTGCGGATAGCATAAATCAGCTGGCTCCAGTCACCACTGATTAACTCCGCTATGCCAGGCATCATCGAACCGTTGCGCGGGAAGAAAATAGGCTCCCCGTCCAGCTCATATTTGCTGGCACCCTGAACGCCGTCTTTGTTAAGGGCTTTAAAGATCGGGTTGCCGGTGGTATCACGCAGGCCGCGCAATTTACCTTTAAAGGTTGTCGCGGCTACATGGCCATTAACCATGAACCCATCCAGCTCCACTTTGGTAATTACACCGTCTTCACCCATAACTTCATCGTAAAGATCAGTGTCATCGCCCAGGGAACCACTTACCACTGAATTGCCGGCAGATTCGGCAGCCGAAACAATGTTTGTCGGCCAGACAGCCGGAGCATTAACTCCATAGAACACAGCCTGGTCGAAGGCTACACCGAATGCCTCAACCAGCCGGGGTTTAATCTGGCCCCAGAGGTCATAATCAACATCCTCGGTAACCGCTTCAGGCACACCGACAATAACTGCCAGTTCTTCTGCATCGAGGTATTTATTTTCCCACAGCATCCTGGTATAGCGCTTCTGGCTTATATCAGATGCATCGCTGCGCTGGGTCGGGCCGGGATTGAGAAAATATGCGGTCGGCAGGACGCTCAGCACGGGTATCCTCTTCTGGGCTCGGGACATATCAGGTGCTCTGGTAGCCAGGCCCATAACAGAGCTCTGCTGCGGGACATCCTGGACTATTTCTTTTTGTGCCTCTTCGGGCATAAGCGCTTCCGCGCCACTTCTCGGGATATACATTTACAATCAGCTCCTTAAGTTTTGATTTTTTCGTTGTCAAGGTTGGACTTATGTCCAAAAGCCTGTCTCAGCATATCGTTCATGCTGAGCTTACTACCCTTCTGCGGATCGGTATCATGGTCGCCCGTCTTCGAAGGGGTAACCGATTCTGCTTTCAGTTTTGGATTATCTTCCAGGGCCTGCTTAACAAGTACCTCCAGGGACTTGTCCAGTTCACTGTCCAGGGCCAGATCGTTCAACTCACCTTTCCTGTGCAGGACCGCGTATGTTAATTCCTCATCGGCACCCACTTTACGGGCCACCTTACTGAAAGCATTCTCGATTTTTAAACCGCGGAGTTCAGTTTCTTTAGCTTTAAGTTCAGACTGAAGTTTATCCGCATCCGGCTCATCGTCTTCAAGACCAAGAGCCTTCTGGATAGACTTGATCTGATTCTCAAGCTTCTGTTTGTCCTCCGCATACTGTTTTTTCTCATTGCGGTGTTTAGCATTTTCAGCCCGCAAGTCTTTGACGTATTTTTCGTCATACATTTTGCCAGCATCACCAGTGTCCTGATTGCCTGAATCAGTCTTCTGGTCCTTACTAGCATCGTCGGCTCCACCTTTTCCGGAATCATCGCCTTTGTTATCAGCATCGCCTTTATCGTCGGCATCGCCCTTGTCATCCTGACCGGGGTCACCACCGCCATCGCTAAAAAGTTTTACATTCTTAATGCTAAAAGGGTTAAGCAGTTTTATCAGTTCGTCCACCTGGGACACCTCCATAAAAATAGACCCGTCAAGGGTCTTGTATTAGAAATCTTTATATTAAAAAACCACCCATCAAGGATGGTTTATTATTTTTAAAATGTCCAAACTTCTTTCCATGGTCTTAATAATTCATTTAACCATCTGAGCACTATATCAGCTCCTTTAATACTTTGGCGCATTCTTCGCCGGCTCTTCCCCTTGTTTCTTCCGGGCAGATACTTTCTATAAATTCCTGTTCCCGCTGCTGCATACCGTTGCTTAATGCAGTATCTATTAATTTAATTAAGTGCTTCATGTCTTTTGCATGATAACCAATCCCTTCATCGTATATCCTGTATTCAAAACATCCCGGATCTCCCTTGAAATATCTTAATATATCATTTTTACAAAGCCAATCCGGGAATATAACCGGCTTGCCTAATATCCAGGCTTCATACAGTGTTGAGCCACCATCAGCTATCACTACATCGGCATCAACCAGTTCCTGCAAGGTAACATCGTTTTTCTTTTTCATGTTTGCCCTGCTGGTGGGATGCAAGGCCAGGCATGTTTCATAATTATCAGGGATTTCATTTATTAAGCTCTTACACCACGGGTAACTGCTTCTACCTTTATTTTTCCCGTTATAAGCATGTGTTGGCACCCATGCTATATAAGGTTTGTCCCTTTCCTGCTTCGAATATTCTCCCCAGAACACCGGATCTAATTTAGTATAGCCGGTAACAAAAACTTTACCCTGATAGCCGCCGGACAGGATCCTGTCTTCCCAGGCTGGCCCGGGCACCATGGCATATTTATAACCTTCAATCCGGTTCGCCCGCCAGTATGCCTTATCACCTATACCGTGCGAATAAAATACATCCCTGGGGCCTACCGGGAATTTTCCCTGCTGGTTAATGCGATATTCACTGAAATACCGCACATTCAACCCCATAGTCGGCGTCGTTACTTTCAACCGTTTAAGGCTCTTAATGATCGGCCCGGATAACTTCTCAATAACATATTGATAATTATTCACTCTGTGTTGCGATGTAGCATCATAGATAAAATTAACTTCCTTGCCCTTTACCGGCATATACTTCTCGTTATTATGTCTGTTAATCCGTAAACCTTTTGTAATGCGCAGGTTACGGAACTTCATCGAATTAGTTTCAATCTGAACCCGCGTTATTTTACCGGGCTTAAATACATAACCTTCTGTCTCAACCGGGAAATGAAGTTTATTAAAAACATTAACAGTTGTATACATCAAATCCTCCTATCAAAACAGCTCAGGCTTAACCTCTTTAATTTTATTCACTGTAAACTGATTCAATGTTTTAAAGTTAATGGTTGGATATTTGTTTTGCTTAACAAAATTCCATGCTTCCTCCCGAACTAGTTCACTGAATACCCGCCCCAACAATTCCGGTATATTCTTACTGCTCCACCCACCGTTACTATTAACAATTTTTGCGTATTCTTTTTCGATAAAAGACGAGGTGCAGTACTCCTCTACTACGGCTTCCTCGACCATCTTTTTAGCTTTTACTTCTGGCACGCCCATTTCCCTTACGTGTTTTTCCTTAAATTCATTTCTAACTATTTTTGCCCAAGTTTGCCTACCATACCGGTTTTGGTAATTGTAGTTTTTAAGCACTACCCCTTCCCCAACACCCTGACCATCCTCCACTAAAAACGTATTCTTTTCTGTAGCTTTTAAAAAGGTTTCGTGATTGCCGTTTTTAATAACACAAATGGGAGGTATATAATCAATACCGTATTGACCAAGCAACCCTTCATATTCCGGGTAAGGTATATACCTTTCATCATCACAAACATCAAACACGTAAAATTTACGCCACGCATCCGGCCTGTAACCCTTAAAGCTGTGCGGCACCAACCATTCGCCGTATAGCCGCAGGTTGTGATTGTCTTTGAGTAGTTCCTTTACGCCATCATGCTGTTTAATGTAAGCGCAAAAGCCCTGGTTGTCATCATCTACTGTTAATACATGCCTTCTGCTGGCCGCCTGGATTTCCCCGTTCTGCATCCATACAGAACCGTTGGCGCCGTCTATTTTGGGGAACACATAAACTTCTCCAAACTCGATACCCTCAGTTTCAGTTGTGCCATATCTTTCCACGTGCTGGTATTTCACAAATTCCAAAATATTACCCTCCCCTTGCCAGTATCACCTGACCGTCTAACATTTCCCCGCCTTCTGCAATATCGACAATAAACCTGGCCAACTCTTCCGGCTGCATCATGTTTTCAAAATCATCATCCGGATATATTTTCCGGCGCAAATCGGTATTACAGGCTCCGGGAGCTATGCAGTAAACTCTAATGCCGTATGGCCGGAGCTCTTCGGCCAGCGACAGGCTGAATGATATCACTGCCGCTTTACTGGCCGCGTAAGCCGAACGGCCCGGCCTGGGCGTAAACACCCCGGATGTAGAAGATATGTTAATTATCTTCCCTCCCCTGTTTTTAGCAATCTTTGCAAACTCCTTGCAGCAATAAAATACACCGTGTAAATTAACAGCAAATTGCTTTTCCCAGTTTTCCGGGGAGAGCTCTAAAACACTGCCCAGCTCTACTATCCCGGCATTATTTATCAGCACATCAGCCGGGGGATCGGCTCCGTCAATATAAGAAAATATATCTTTCACTATTTCATAACGGGTTATATCCACCCCCATCGAATATGATATCCCCGTCCATGTATGGTTCCGGGAATCAAGTTCATCAGTTACCGCTTTACCGATTCCCCGCGTAGCCCCGGTTACTATTACATGCATTTATTCGCCCTTCTTTTCCATTTGGTATTGGTAGATTGCTTCAGCAATTTTAAGATCCAGCGAAGACGTGATTTTAATATTTTCTTCAATCCCCGGTACAATAACCGGCTTAATCTCTGTCATTTCTATTATCAGGGCTACATCGTCTGTAAAATCATCTTTGTAGGTTAATGCATGAGCCTGCTTCAGAAGCCGTGTTTCTACTTTCTGCGGCATCTGCACCTGGCCAACCTTCATCCGCTCATAGTAATTACCATCAATATCGATTGCCGTAGACAAAGGATTAATCCATGGCGTTACAAGCTGGCCGGCGGTATCTATTACCTGCCTGATTAATGCAGCGGTTATAAACGGCCGCACAGCTTCAGTAATAAGAACATATTCGGTTGTTACAAGTTTTAGAGCATTAGCAACCGATTGCTGCCGGGTTTTACCGCCCGTTGTCATCAGGAGTTTTTGAGCGTTTATATAAGGCGTAAAGACTTTTGCTGTTTCTTCATCTTTACCGGGCGGAACCACAATAATAACACTGCCAATCTCTTTCATTTTCTGCAATACTTCCAGCCCGTGCACCATGATCGGCCTGCCGCCCAAACGGGCAAACTGCTTCGGATAACCTAATTTTGCCCTTTTACCCTGGCCGGCTGTCAGATAAATAACATCTATCATTTTTCCACCCTCGCAAAATATTTATTTTCACCCCAGCTGTGATCCATGGCCTGGATTATATATGTTTTTGCCGTTGCTTCTTCGGCTGTGCAGTTATAAACTCTTTCCAGTTTAGTGTGTTCAATAACTTTCAGTTTCTTCTTAATATCAACAAGAGAAACTAAAGAGTACAAATACTTTGGTGTATAAGACAATAATTTTTCAAAGT